ACTCTAACAAGGATAAGGTGGAGGAGATCTATAAGATACTCAAAGCATTACCTTGGAGAGAGAATGACACCAATCAAATTTGGGAGGGTGTCAAGCTTGAAGGTGAGGGAGGAAGTGACCTTTACAATCACCCACCCCTACGTTATCTTTTCGACTGGATGCAGGACTGCATGGCCGAAGTTGCTGATCGTATGGGTATACCGAATAAATTGGTATGTAATGCTGCCTGGGCAAATCTAAATAAGAAAGGTGACTGGTTCTATGACCACACTCATTCTAATTGTTTCCTTAGCAGTAATTATTATGCATCAGGGAAGACAGGAGTAACAAAATGGATCCATCCTAATCCTTACTATGATAAGACCAATATATGGCCTTTTAATTCTAAGGACTGGGAGGATAAGTTTAACTTAACTCACGAAGAACCTACTGTACCTGGTAGGTTTATTGTTTTCCCACCTACTATCAGACACAGGGCTACCCCAAATGAGTCAGAGTGTGATAGAATAACCATAGCAGCTAATTGGTTCCCAACAGGACTTATTAACTCCAGTGGTGTGTCCCACTTAAACGTAAATGTTATACAATGAAAGAGATTGAAGAGAAGTTTATGACTCAGGGCAAGTTTGTCACTCTCGTAGAGCAGAGGGTCAAAGATAGTCAGGGTTTAATCAATTACATTGAGGCAGTCGCTTCAGTATGTGAAGAGTTTGAGATAGAAGTAGAGACAGTTGGAAAATTAATATCCAAACCACTTAAAGATAAAATCAAGTGGGATGCACAGCAATTAAACTACATTAAAAGAACAAGTAGAGGGGTGTTAAACTTATGACTGATTTCATGCAATCGGAGGTAGTGCAAGAGGAACTAGAGCATATACAGCAGTGTTATACTGAACTCTTAAAGATGTCTGCTGGTCTGAAGGATTTCCAACCGAAGGAGAGACTAGAGCATATCGAGAAGACTCTGGAGTTAGTAGCAAAGCAGAAGGTATTCTATGCACGGTTACAACTAGCAGCAAACGAGTTACAAGATGATGACTCAGCAAAAGAAATTAAGAGTAGGATAGAGATGATGTCCACTGAGTACAGTGGTGGTCTCAACCTTACTATGGTACTAGATCAGATGGAATCCAAGCTACGTCAATGGAGAAATCAACTCAGAGAAGAGGGTGTTGACACTGCTAAATAACTATGCTACTATAATCCAGTAGCAATATCACAATACAATTTCGGAGACAAACACGAATGTCATTTGCAAATTTAAAGAGTAAGTCTGGTAAGTTTTCAAAGCTTACACAACAGATTGAAAATATGTCCAAACCTCAGGGTAGAGGACCAGATGAAAGACTCTGGAAACCAGAGGTAGATAAGAGTGGTAACGGTTATGCTGTTATTCGTTTCTTACCAGAGCCAGATGGAGAAGATCTTCCTTGGGCACAGGTTTGGAGTCATGCATTTCAAGGACCAGGTGGTTGGTATATTGAGAATTCTCTCACCACACTTAACCAAAAGGATCCTGTAGGTGAATTGAATAGGACACTATGGAATAGTGGACTAGATGCAGATAAAGATACTGCACGTAAGCAAAAGCGTAAGCTTTCATATTATAGTAACATCTATGTTGTTAAGGATCAACTTCATCCAGAAAATGAAGGTAAAGTATTCTTATATAAGTATGGTAAGAAAATTCATGACAAGATTGCATCAGCAATGCAACCACAATTTGAGGATGAAAGTCCAATCAATCCTTTCGATCTTTGGAAGGGTGCTAACTTTAAGATCAAGATCCAGACCATTGGTGGATACTGGAACTATGATAAGAGTGAGTTTGACTCACCCTCTGTGTTAGCAGATTTAGATGATGATTCACTTGAAAAAGTATGGAAGTCACAATACTCTCTTAAAGAGTTTACTGACTCTAATAACTTCAAGTCTTATGAGGATCTCTCATCACGTTTGAATATTGTGCTTAACAAGTCAACAAGACCTGTAGTACAATCAAATGAGGAAGATGAGAATTTGGTACCTCTTGATAGTCCAGTTGTTAAAGCGGACCCTACTCCCACCAAAACCTCAGGGTTTGGTGCTAAGATAGAAGAAATAAAAGAGTCAGGTGAATCACCAGATCTTTCTTATTTCGCTGCCCTAGCTAACGAAGACTAATGAAGAAACTACTACTGCTCCCACTTCTACTGATTGGTGTTACTACACCAGTCCGTGCAGAAGCATTAACTTGGAAGGAATTCTGGGAGCCGTTTGTAGAGTCTTATCATCATGGACACGATCATGGATCAGGACATTGGAGAGATTGGCACTATGACCACCATCATCCACATCCACATTACGGTCCATATCGTAGAAGGTGTGAAGTAACGATCACAAAGAAATATTGGGTACCAGGTCATTACCTAGGTCATGGCAACACATGGATACCAGGACATTATGAGCGACGTGACGTGATCGAGTGGGAAAGGTGCAGACGAAGAGTCAGACCACTTTGATATATTATTCGACTTTTTGAACAAGCAAAACCCCCGAAAAAATCGGGGGTATTTTTTTGTCTGTAGGGGTCGCTAAGTATTAATACCCACTAGACCCAAATGAGTTACTTGTAGAAGTATCCTGTTGGTTAGTTGTTGATGTTGTGACTACTGTGCTTCCATCCGCTAAAACGTCACCTTCGCTAATACTAGCACCAGAGGTGTCAAACGTCTTAGATGAATAATCTGCTTCAGACGCAAATTCGATAGAACTCGTTTGACCGATATTTGTGCTATAAGTCGGTTTAACGCTCTGAAACTGCTCTTGAGTAGTATTGAAGGATTTCTTAATTTGGTCTTCATCGTTAACTTCGAGATTTGGAAGATATTGTACCAAATTGCTAAATTCTTCAACAAACCCACTTAAGTACTGTTTACGCAAAAGGTAAATATTGCGTTTTTGGTCATTTTTCTCTAATTCATAGTCATAGACAGATATTGGTCTAACAGTGTCTTCTTTGGCAATTACAGTTCCGTCAGGTCTGGTATATGACCAATCTTCTGGTACTATACGACCACCTTTCACTAATACACGACCTTTAAGATCTTTGATTTCTTGAGTAACCCAATGATGGACTGAATCTGCGTCTTCCTCATATTCACTGTCAATATACCTTTCCATCTCATCTTCTGACATGGGCCATTCTTCATATAGATTGATTATATTGTTGCATATTAGTACAACCCAATCTTTACCCATATCACCATATACTTCACCTGCAACCTGATCAGGTCTCTGATTGTTTTTAATCGTATATTGAGTAAAACCTAAAATAACATCATCTAACTCTTCACGGATTTTTATTCTCCTAAAGAGGTTTTTAGCAAGAGTGTACGGATCGACATTATCTTGTCTATAACTGGATGTCCTTACATAGACATCGGGTAGATTATTGAAATAACTCATTTACCAAAGTCCTGTAGTGTTGCCAGCCCAAGCAAATAATTCATCATCATCCATTGGTTCAGACCAGTTAGTGTTTGAATCTAAGTTGAAACCAGGTGGTTCAAATGTTTCCTTAGTAAGGAATTCTGTTTCTTGGAAACTTAAGGTTAAATCATACCTTAAAGCACCGAAATCTGCTTCTTTACTGTTTGCCATTGTAGATCTTACTGATCTGTAGTCAGGCATATTAATTGCGAAGTTATCACATACCAATTTGGTTGGGAATTGCATTATTGAGCTTAATATTCCACCAAATCCACCATTCTTGGGATTTCCGATCTCTTCGTTACCACCACCTCTATCTACATATCGTACGATTTGAGCACGGAAGTATTCTGGGATATTTAACCAGTTTTTATCAGATTTGCCTGGTAATACTGATTGACGGAATGTTTTAATAATTTGATATATGGTTCTAACTTCCTTAGCATTCTTTGGAATCATTGTCCATGTCCATTGATGCTTTCTGAAGCTTTGCTGACCTTGGAATACAGATTCTGCGTATGGGTTGAATATCTTACCTGTTGTTAAAGATGCTAGTGAGTCTCTATTTAAACCTGCATCTTGACCAACTACACCAAGTGCACTGTTAATAGCATCAGCACCTGCTTTAAATCCTAACTGGTTAACTCCACTATCAGCAAATTGCTTTAATTCATCAGCAAAACTTGTTTGACCTAGATCTCCCTTAGCATCAATTACCTTTCTAGCAGCATCCTTAATTGCATCTCCAGCAGCACCTAGTTTAACTGCACCCCAATCCTGTGCATACTCTTCTTTTAGTGTCTTGGGTAAATATAGATATATTGTATCCTTTAATGTATTCTCTCTGTGGTCGAATATATCAAATTTTAGATAATCGATTACTTCAGTAGGAAAAGCAGATTCATCTCTGATAGTCTCTCTACTGGTAGAAGAGTTCACACCATAAGGTTTCGCCTGTGGGAAGACTAAAGGGGCTTTACTTGAAAAAACGTATGACATGAGTTACTCAGGAAAATTCCGACCATCAAACAAACATAAGTACAAAGGTGATCACACTAATATTATTTATAGGAGTTTGTGGGAAAAGAAGTTTATGCATTGGTGTGACCGTAATGTAAACGTATTAGAGTGGGGAAGTGAAGAGATTATTATTCCTTATAGGAGCCCTTTGGACAACAGGACTCACCGTTATTA